CGTCGGTGACGAGGGCGGCGGCCTCGTCGAGGGCAGCACGCTCGGCGGGCTTCAGGTCGATGTTCAGGCAGATGCGGGGGGCGGGGGTCTTTGGCTTCTTCACGTCGTCGTCTCCTGTGGGCGTCAGCCCCACTGTGTGGCCATTGCTTCAGCGATTCCGGCGTAGGTGCGGGACCGCTCTTTCCATCGGTTCGGCCCTGGCGGCATCCTGTGGACCTTTGCCTCCCGCCCATCGACGATGTCGGTGGGCGTCAGCAGCGGCAGGCCCTTGAGCCACAAGCACGTCGCTTTCGTCTCGCCGTGGCCAAACATCCACGGCTGGATGATCTGGTCTGGCTTGCGAATCCTCGACGAGATGACCGAGATCGGATTCTCGAGGGCGATCCGCGCGATGGGCGCATCCAAGAGCCGGCGCACGAAGTCGAGGGCCTCGGCTTGCTCTTTCGCCTTGCGGTGAAAGTGCCGCGCTCCAGACACCGCCAGGTGCGTGCATGGCGGGTGTGCCACCATGAGATCCCACCCGTCGCCGATGACGTCGAACACGTCGCCCTGGTAGTGCGGGCCGTCGACTTCGGTCGGCAGCAAGTCGCACGACATGGCATCGTGGCCACGGGCCCGGAACGCATCTCGCACACGCCCGCTGTATTCACACGCGACGAGCACCCTCATGGCCTGTCCTTTCTAAGCAGCGCCTCCATCCGGCGCTGCACGTCTTCCATCGCGGCGATCACGTCAGTGAGACTCTTCACGAGCCACCGCCTCTCTGTGGCGCTCCACAGCGGCCAGCACTTCGCGGTACCGGTCCTGCGCCCACGCCAACATGGCCGCGTTGTCGTCGCCGGTGTTGGCGAGGGACACGACCCACTCCGTGACGTCGACGTTGTCGGCGGCTTGCTCAAGCTCGTCGTCGGTGGGCGAGTCGTCGTAGCCGGGGTCGGGAAGGTGGCGGTCGGGGTCAAGACGCATGGTGAAACTCCAGGCTGAGAAGAAACGCCCACACGGGCAGACGACGGCGACGGGCCTCGCGCACGATGGCGCGGCGGACGGTGGGGCACAGCGGCTTCACACCGGCACCCCGCATTCCCGCGCCCACTGTTCGGCGCGCTCGTCCGTGATCTCGTGGTCGTCGTCCGGCGGGTCGTCGCGGTGGTCGACGGGGTCGATGCCGGACTCCCAGTAGTGATCGGCGCCCTTGGGGATGTTGTCGTGCATTGTGTCTCTCCTGACGGCACAAGCCGGGCTCTAGACCGGCTGTGCTGGGTGGGTTGTGGGGGGAGGGTCAGCCGACAGCGCCAGCGAGGATCCACTCGGCGACCTGACGGCGGCTCTTGCCACCCTTGCTGCGGAGGGCGGTGCGGGCGACCTTGGCGCCCTTGATGTCGCCAGCGTTCAGCGCGGCAGCCTCGAAGCCGGCGACGTCGGAGAGGTCGACGATGGCGTAGCCGTTCTCGCCGACGACGCTAGCGCCAAGAGCGCGGGCGTGGGCGAGGTTGCCGCTGCTACCGATGACCGAGCGTTTCTCACGGTCGACGACGACGTAGGGCTTGCTGGCGAAGGTGCGGATAACGTTGGTCATGGTGTCTCTCCTCGTTTCGGACCGGCACCCCTGCCGGCCACATCCACAGCGTACACACCAGTAGCGCAGGTGTCAAGCACATGCGTGCGATTCTTGTGGCGTGGCTTTTGGATGCGGTGGTTAGAGCAGATCAGTGATCGCCTTGATCGCCTCTTCCTTCCCGCGCGCCACGATCACCCGATCACCGATCCCGCGCAGGTACTCATGCCACCGGCGCTGGTCCGGCGACACGACGCCACCGTCGGACCGCTTGAACTCGATCCACAGCCGGAGGGCCGGGACATGGAGGTCCGGCACGCCGCGCGTAACGCCCTCTGCTTTGAGCCGGGCGCCCTGGCTGGCTCCACGGTGGCCACCGTTGGGGATCGCGTACAGCCACACGTCTGGGTGCGTCTGGCGCATCCACTGGACGAACTCGCGTTGCTCTTCATGCTCGGTCTTCAAAACGGCACCTCATCCTTCCAGTCGGGGCAGGCGTTGGGGGTTTCGGCGAAGTCGGCGGGGGGCACCTCGCCATGCACGCCGCACACGCCGGTGTGGTGGTCCATGTGGAAGCAGTTGAAACACACCCTCGGCATCCGCTCGCGCAACGACGTGCACTCGTCGTCCCATTGCTTCAAGACTTTTGGTCGGTCCATGTTCTCCTCGTGATCGTGTGGAACTTGCCTTCTGTCGTGTAGCGGATCTCCGCAGGATGCGGGGCCGCGTTGAACGCCGCACACACGGCGTCAAGGTCAGCGTTGGCGATCAGGTCCGGCGGCAGGTGGCCAGCCACCTCCTGCGCCATCTTCGTCACCGTCGTCCACGCCTTGCGCCCGGCGTAGCCGTCATGGAGCACCGTCAAATACTCGGTCACCGGCTTGTCGCTGAGACAGCCATAGTAGGTCACCGTCAGCATGTCCTTGCCGGACTTGCTCACCACCTTGCGCCACGACCACTCCGTGACCTCGAGCGTCTGGACGTCGTCAGGGTTGATGCCAAACACCATGTCGGTGTCGACGAGCTGCGGGCGCTCGGCCTGTCCGCCCTTCTCCTTCACCGGGAACTGGTGCCCGCAGGCCGGGCACACCATGACGTGGATGGGCACGAGCTCGGCGCACTCGCGGTCCCCCACAAGACCGGGGCACACCTTGACCGGCTGCTCACCGGACCCGCCCGGACCCTTCACCCTCGGCGCCGTGATGACGCCGTGTTGCGAAACGAGGCCGGCGAAGTCCAGGACGAGGCAATCGGTCTTGCCCGGCGCCTTGCGCAGCCCGCGTCCGGACATCTGCATGTAGAGGGCGACCGACATCGTCGGACGGCAGAACGCGATCAGGTCGACGCATGGGGCGTCAAACCCCGTCGTCAGCACGTTGGCGTTTGTGATCGCCGTGATCTTGCCGGCCTTGAAGTCGGCGATGATCTGCTCTCGATCACCCTTCGGCGTGTCGCCGGTGATGCACTCCGTGACGACACCACGAGCGCGCAGTGCGTCTCGCATGTGCTCGGCGTGGCGAACACCGGTGCAGAACACCAGCCACGACTTGCGGCCCGTCGCGTTGGCCACAATCTCGTCGGCGACGACGGCGTTTTGCTCGCTGGTGTCGACGAGGTCCTGAAGCTCGGACTCGATGAACTCGCCGCCACGCTTGTGGATGGCGGACGTGTCGAAACGCTTCTGTGTTGCCTTGCACCGCAGCGGCGACAGAAAGTCGCGGGCCAGCAGCTCCTCGATGCTGACGGGCTCCACGAGGCCATCGAACAGCGCCGGCTTGTCGGTGATGTAGCCGTGGCCGAGACGGTATGGTGTCGCGGTCAACCCGATCACGCGCATGCACGGGTTGATCTGGGACAGCTCGCCGATGAACCGCCGGTAGCTGCCCTCGTCGTCGTGGTTGACCAGGTGGCACTCGTCGATGATGCACAGGTCGACGTGCCCGACGTCGGCGGCACGGTTGCGGATCGACTGGATGCCGGCGAACGTGATCGGCTCCCCGAGGTCACGACGACGCATGCCGGCGTGGTAGATGCCCATCGGCGCCGCAGGCCACACGGCGCGCATGCGCTCGGCGTTCTGCTCGATGATCTCCTTGACGTGGCTGAGCATGAGAATCCGCGTCTCGGGCCACTCCGTCAGCGCTTCCTTGCACATGGTGGCAACCACCACGCTCTTGCCGGCGCCCGTCGGGAGGACGAGGCACGGGTGGCCCTCGTTGTGGCGCATCCACTCCATGACCTCGTCAATGGCGCGGCGCTGGTAGTCCCTGATCTTCACAGCTTCACCATGTGGTCGTGCGTCTCGTAGTCGGTGCATCCCATCCGCTGGTTTGCGACGGGGATCGGCTCGTAGTCGTGGCGCTCACAGCGCCAGGTGCCGTCCTCCTTCGCCGTGCTGTGAGCGCACGTCCGGCAGGAACGGGGCACGTCGCGGGTCGCAGGCTGGTGGCAGAACGAGTGCCCGGGGCACATCTTGCACTTCCACCACGACGGGTCATGACTCAGCGGCGGCGGGATCTCGTCGACGATGGCCAGCCGCTTGCCACGCGCGATCGCATTCTCGGCGACGTCGCGGTCATAACGCACCCGCTCCGTGTAGATGCGGTCGTCGTCCTTGCACACGGCGAGGTAGAGCGCCCGGTCGATGCCGAGGCCGTGCATGTAGCATTGCATCTGAATGAAGTGGCGCGGCTTGGACTTTTCCACGCCGTGCTTCTCGAGGTCGTCAAACGACTTGGCGCTGTGCGTCTTGAACTCGGCGACATGGGCCTTCTTCGGCGCCTCGGGCACGCCAGACCGGATCACGGCGTCGACGGAGCCGGACACATGGCACCCAAAGTCCACGCGCTGCTGCTCACCCTCGTCGATGACGCACCCGATCGCCCGGAGGTCGCCGAGAATCGTGGGCTCCTCACGGTGGCCACGGCGGAACAGCCGCAGCATGCGCCCGCTGAAGGGCTCGATGACGGCCCACCGGAACTTGAGCCAGAGCCACCGGTCGCACTCGTGGCCCAGCTCGCTGCACCCCATGTGGGGGCGCGGGGGCTCCTGGCGGGCCTCGTGGTAGCGGTCGATCGCCTCGGCGGTGAGGCTGCGCGGGGGAGGGATGGGGGCCATGGGTCACCAGAAAAAAGGGGGCCAAGGGCGCCCCCGTTTGGCTGTCAGCGGTCGAGGACTCGGATGTAGGCCCTGCCCGAAAACTCGTCCTCGTGAATGGCGCTGGTGATCTTGGCCAGCGCCTCGGCGATCTTCTCAAGAGCCTCCACCTTGCGCCGTTCCAGCGCCTCGGCTTCGGTTTCCAGAGACGGCCCGCTCACTTCTTCCCCCAAGGCGGCGTCTTGCCACCAGCCGGAACTGACGACGGAGCCGACGGCGCGCCGCCACCGATCGCCTTGTAGCCCTTCACCTCGTTCTGTGTGCCGAACTCGGCTGACTCCTTGATGACGACCTTGACCGAGACAGGGCGCCCGATCAGCTGATCCGTGTCCTCGAGGCGGGGCAGGCCGACGGCGCGCATCAACTCACCGAGCTGCTGCTGCCCGATCTCCTCGGCCTTCGGGTTCGGGTTGCGCAGGTTGATGTTGGAGAACAGCACCCGACCCTGGTGCGACGGACCGGTCACGTCGATCCGCAGCTTGATGTAGCTGCCGGTCTTGGCGTTGGTCTGCTTCACCTCGGCCTGCGAGATGGTGCCGGCGTACCAGCCGGCGGGGATCGGGGAGAAGTCGCGATCGCCCTTCGGGAGATCGTCGGCGACGTATGCGGTGTCAAGCTTGGCCATGTCTCACTGCTCCTTCTTCGTGATGCTGAAGCTGGGACGGCCCGGCTTCGTGGTGATCGCCCCGGTCAGGGGCTTGGTGATGCTCTCGTCGGCGCGGTCCCACGCCTTCGCGTTGATCTCGGCCTTCCATCGAAAGAGGGCCGACAGGTGGTCGGTCAGCCCAGCCTCGCGGGCGAGGTCTTGCAGGGCGTCGGTGTCGACCTTGCGATCGATGCGCCCCACGATCTTGACCTCGACGTCGTCGAAGTCGCGCCGCATCGTGCCATCGAGGTCGGCGGGCACCTTGAGGGCGGCGGCGATCTGGTCCTCGAGGTCGCGCCGGCGTTCCTGCGCTGCGCGCTCCGCCTCCTTGGCTTCCATCCAGGCGGTGAGTAGGTCGATCACGGCGCACCCCCGATCTTCCCGATCAGCGCCTTCAGGTCGTACGGCTCCCACATGTCGAGGCGGCCAGACCGGTCCTTGGCATGCCAGACGCCATCGTCGTGGCACTGGAAGACGCGTTCCACCGTCTCGCCGGTGCGGTGGACGCGGACCACCACCACCTCGTCGAAGAAGTAGGGCAGGTCGGCGGTCAGCTTCTTGCCCGGCATGCTGGCGACGTAGCGGACCTCGCCCATCTCCGTGGCGCCCTTCTCGATCTTCGCCGTCATGACGACGTGGCGGTTCGGCAGGTCACGGAAGGCGCGGATGACGCCGGCCATCTTGTCCTGCATCTCGCCGTAGGCCGCGCGCGGATCCTTGGCGCCCTTGGTGCCCGGCTTGCGCTCGTCGGCCAGCACCACCTCGGCGATCTCGGACAGCGAGTCGATCCCCACCGCGTTGAACTGGCGAGCCTCGGCGGACTCCGTCAGCCACGCATACGCCTCGTAGAGATCGTCGATGCCGTTGATCTGGATGTAGGGCTTGTCCGCCTGTCGGATGGAGAGAAGCCCCTCTTCTGCAGACAGGATCACGATGTCGTCGAGGTGGGCAAGCGCCCGGGTCTTGCCTGCGCCGGACTCACCCGGGATCAGGACTTTGACAAACGGCGCAGACAGGCTGCCCGTCCTCTTCAGTGCAATGGCCATGCGGCCCTCCGTTGTGGCGCGGTCCGGTGATCGGGTTGCGCCGTTGCATATGGACACTACAGGCACCATATGGAACAGTCAAGCACGAACGGAGGCACGATGTCAGCAGAGCAGATCAGGGCCGCGATGGCGGACCGGGGAATCAAGATCAAGGACGTGGCGAAGGCCACCGGGCTGTCGCGGGGGACCATCTACCGCTTCCTGAAGGGCGAAGCGGAGGCCCACCCGTCGACGTTGGTGCTCCTCGAGGGCTACTTGAAGGGGGTGCTCCGTGGCTGATCTCACCCGCTACTTCGGTGGCGCCTTCATCCCACAAGACCCCGGCACACCAGAGGAACAGCTGATCCGCGCCATGGAGGTGGCGGGCATCGATCCTCCGGCGTCGGTCGTCCTCGACGGCAAGATCCACCGGTTCAAAGCGTCCGCCGGCAAGGAAAAGTCGGGCTGGTACATCGCCTACGCCGACGGCGTCCCCGCCGGGCGCTTCGGCGACTGGCGTACCGGCCTCGACGAGACGTGGCGGGCGGACATCGGGCGCCGGCTGTCTGCTGCGGAAGAGGTGGAGCACGCGCGCCGCATGGCCGAGGTGAAGGCCCAGCGCGACGCCGAGGCGGAAGCACGCCATGAGGTGGCGAGCGACGTGGTGTCCCGCATCTGGGAGGACGTGGCGCCAGCGCCGGCAGATCACCCCTACCTGGTGCGCAAGGGGATCAAGCCCCACGATCTCCGCGTCACCGGCGACGGGCGCCTTGTGGCTCCGCTCTACTCGCCAGAGGACGAGCTCGCGTCGCTCCAATATATCGACGCCACCGGCGGCAAGCTCTACCACCCCGGCGGGCAGACGGGCGGGTGCTTCACCCTGATCGGGGAGATGGATCCCGAGGGCGTGACGTACATCGTCGAGGGCTACGCCACCGGCGCCACCGTCCACGAGGTGAGCGGGCGCCCGGTCGTGGTGGCCTACAGTGCCTCCAACCTCGTGCCCGTCGTGGGGACGTGGAAGGAGCGCCTGCCGGGTGCGGACCTCTGTGTCGTGGCGGACGCTGACAAGAGCGGCGTCGGACAGCGGTACGCAGAGCAGGCGGCAGCCAAGCATGGATGCCGGTTTGTGGTCCCGCCCATCCTCGGCGACGCCAACGACTACGTCCAAGCCGGCAAGGATCTGGCGTCCCTGCTCGCCCCTCGAGCCCCGGACTGGCTGATCCCGGCGGACGACTTCGCGTCCCAGCCGGCCCCGATCTCGTGGTTGGTGAAGGGATGGCTTCAAGAGTCGGCCTTGATCATGGTCCATGGCCCCTCGGGCGGCGGCAAGACTTTTGTGGTCCTCGACTGGTGCCTGCGCATGGCGGCCGGCGCTCGCGAGTGGTTCGGGTGCCGGGTGAAGCCCGGCCCGGTGGTCTACCTCGCCGGCGAGGGCCATCACGGCCTCCGTGGTCGTGTGGCGGCCTGGAAGGTGAAGCACGGGGCCGGGAAGCTCTCCATGTGGCTGTCCCGAGACGGGTGCGACCTCGACACCGCCGAGGGCTTGAACCGGGTGAAGGCCAACGTGATGGCGCTCGGGGTGCGGCCGTCCCTGATCGTGGTGGACACCCTCCACCGGTTCTTGTCCGGCGACGAGAACAGCGCGCAGGACACCCGCGCCATGTTGGCGGCGTGCTCAAGCCTCATGGGCGACTTCGGATGCTCCGTGCTCCTCGTTCACCACACCGGTGTGTCGGAGGAAGCGCAGGCACGTGCGCGGGGATCGTCGGCATGGCGCGGTGCGTTGGACATCGAAATCAGCGTAACGCCAGCGAAGGACGACAGGCCCATTACCATTACCCAGCGGAAGTCCAAGGACGCCGAGATGTTGGAGCCGGTCCACGGGAAGCTGGTCAGCGTCGTGATCCCAGGGTGGGTGGACGAGGATGGCCAGCCGGTGTCGTCTGCCGTGCTCGAGCAGGAAGCGGCGCCGGCTGCTGCGCCGACTGAAAAGAAGGGTTTTCCAAAGCACCGCAAGGCGTTTGAGAACGCATGGTGGGGCAGCGGATGCGAGCTGGTCGACGGGTGCCCCTACGTCAGCCGCGCCGCGCTGCGAAACCACCTCGAGGTCAACCTCGGCATGAAGCCAGCCAGCGCCAATCAGGCCACCAAGCCGGGTCAGGCCGGGAGCATGATCCGCGAACTGCTGGATGCGGGGTTCATCAAGCCGACAGATCACGGGTGGGTGATCTGTGATCAGGAGAGATCCAGCGCCCTGATCTGTGCAAAACAGGCGGACTAGCCTGCGGTTTTTTGCCGCAGTTTTTGCGGGTGATTTCGCACGGTAGGGAGGTAGTTTTCTGGTAGTTTCCGGTAACTACCTACCGGGGGCGAGGCGGACCGAGGTAGTAGGTAGGTAGTGGGGGCTTAGAATAAGCCCCACTACCATACTACCGACCGACGCGGCGGAGTTGACCTACCAGCGGGATGGTGAGTAGAAAGAGATCACACCACTACGCGCCCTCGTCTCTCCCCTCTCTGGCGCGGTGTGTGAGCCCCGGCACCCACCGGATCGCGGACGACCCCCACCTGGCGCGGTGGGGGTTGGTCTTTTGTGGGGGTGATCTCTCCAACCTTTCGGAAATCCCGAACAGTTGCCCCTGATCCCACATCCCAACGCGCCACCGCAGTAGATGCTTGACATCTGCGCTACGGCGTGTAGACTGATCTCACGGCGGATGGGACCGCCGGTTGAGGAGAGACAAGATGAACGCCAACACCTTCGCCAGCACGATGAACATCAAGACCACCGATGACGGCCTCGTGCACGGAAACCTCGGCAGCCTCAAGAAGACCGTTGCGTTCATGGGCTTCGACTGTGAGACCAGCTACGTCACCCTCGCCCTCGGCGACGAGATGACCAAGGTCAACGTCACAGACAACGGCACCACCGTCGCCACCATCCTCGCGGTCAACGGTGAGGCCGCTCTGGTGTGGCACTGATGGACTACACGCAACAACGACGAGAGGTCGCGCTTCGGCGCGACCCGCCTGTTGTCGGCCACGTTGACGCAATGGGCTATGTGGTGTGCTTGGCTTGTGGGGTCGCTGGAAAGCCAATCCACTACGGCGCAACCTACAGCGGAGAACCGTGCGACAAGTGCGGAGTCAGCCTTGAGTTGAAGGAACGGTCCAACATGGTTTGCTCGGTCTGTCGCCACAGAGCAGGACACAAAGACGAATCATGCACCGGTGCCATGATCCGCCCATGGCGGACATGACCCACCCCACAACCCACCCCGCGAGCCCGGCCAGCCCGGGCTTTGGGCGTAGGAGGAGAGACATGAAACTACTGGACGGACATACAGTGCAGGCCATCCTGTTGTCGGCAGACGGTCACGATCTGCATTTTGTGACGCATGGCGGCGTGGTTGTGTCGTGGATGACGGAGGGCGACTGCTGCTCGGAGTCGTGGTTCGCTGACCTTGTCGGCGTCCACAACGTGATCGGGCGTGAGGTGATCTCCGTCGAAACCATCCCCCTGCCCGAGTGGGTCAACGTCGAGGACGGGCGCACGCGGCAGGAGTATGATGAGGCCTACGGACTGCGCATCTCGACGGACGGCGGAACCTGCGATGTCATCTACCGCAACAGCAGCAACGGCTACTATGGCGGGTGGTGCGGCGAGTACGTCTCGCGCGGTCTCCCCACCGGCTGCAAAGAGATCACGGAGGACCTGTCATGCTGACCGACCCCATCCAGACCGCCCAAAACGCTGCCCTCGCGGCGATCGCCCGCCTCGCCGATGCGGGACACCGGCTCGCCAACGAACACGCCTACGCGCTGGACCAGTTGCGTCAGGAGAACGAGGCCTTGCGCAGGCAGAACCAGGCGTTGCGGGAGCGCCTGGCGGAGCTGGAGCACCGCTGCGAGCACACGGCGGAGGTGCTGGCGAACGTCCAGCCGGTGGACACGGAGGCCGTGACCGAGTAGGCTCACCAAGCGGCACAGCAGCGCAGCCCCCAACCCACATGGTGTGGGTTGGGGGTTTGGTTTTTGGCACTGAGTCAAAGTGGACACACTGCTTGCAGCCGCAAAACACAGCAGATAGTGTGGTGGCATGTCTGATACCACTACCATTGGTAGAGGGTTGCGCCCTTGGGCGCCCGGTCAGTCCGGCAACCCAAGCGGCCGCAAGCCCCTCCCCGACTGGTTCAAGTCCAGCGCGGACGACTGTCTGCGCGTCCTCGTCGCGTGTGCCACCGGCAGGACGCAGCCCGGTGACCCGCCGGCGGCTGCTGACGTCGCGGCAAACGCTGAGACGAAGGACCGCATCAAAGCGGCCGAGCTCGTCTGCAACCGTGTGCTGGGCAAGGCCCCTGAGACGATCACGGTGGACGGGCAGTCGGGGATCCTCGACGTGCTGATTGCGCTGGCGAAGCCTGTTGAGACGAAGGGCGGGTAGCCATGTCCCTCCTCTGGCTGCCATCGGCAGCCGTGATCGGCCTCGCGGGCCAGCTGTCGATCACGGACCACCGAACGGGTGCGTCTCATCGCTGGGTGCCGAACGCCGAACAGCGCCGGCTGATGGATGCCACCTCGACGGGCCGGTGGGTCTACGCGGCCAAGCCCCGCCAGGTGGGCGCCACCACCATGACCCAACTCGACGACATGATCTGGTGTGTCGCCAACGACCACGCCGGCAACCGCGTGCGCGCCGCGCTGTACGTCGACACGGAGGACAAGCTCCGCGAGCGCGAGGCTTTCGCGCGGTCTGTCGTGGGGCAGTTGCCGGACCTCTTCAAGGGCTGCGACGTCAACAGCGACCGCGTGCTGTTCCCCAAGGGGTCGGTGCTCACCTTCGGCACGGGCAGCGGCAAGAGCGAGGGTCGGTCGGGGAGCTTTCAGCGGTTGCACCTCAGCGAGCTGCCCTTTTGGGCGAATCCCCTCACCTACGGCGCCCTCATCCCGGCGCTGTCCCTCGAGGGTCAGTGCATCATCGAGACGACCCTCGACGTCGACGCCCCCAACGGCGCTTTGACCCGCGACCTGTGGCGCAAGCCAAACCGCTACCAAAAAGTCTTTTTCAGCGTCGAGGACCACGCCCACGAATACAGCGCGCCGGCGGGCCTCATCTCCGACGACGAGTGGTCGTGGTGTCAGGAGCAGGGATTCACGCGGCGCGAGTGTGCGTCGTGGTGGCTGAAGGTGGCGCTCCCCGACATCGTCGCCGGCGACCTGACCCGCCTGATGCGGGAATATCCGCAGCATCCCGATCACATGTTCACGGCGAGCGCCTCGAGGTGGGTGCCGGTGTCGCCGCAGGTGACGGAGCCCGTCGACGTCGTCCAGTGCGGGCCCGCGCGCGTCGGCATCTGGCGCCGGCCGGCGGACACGACCGAGGTGGTGATCGCCGTTGACACCGGCAAGGGTGTGGACCGCGACCGCAGCGCCGTCGTCGTCGTCGACAAGCGTGACCACCGGCTCTGTGCGGCGTTCACAAGCAACACCCTCGACGTGTTGACGTTCGCCGCCATCGTCAAGGGTCTGTGGCGGCACTTCACCAAGCCGGTCCCCGACAAAACGGCGTGGGGCGCCGTGCTTCACCCGACCCCGCCCGAGGTGGTCGTCGAGGACAACGGGATCGGTGAGGCCATGTGTCTCGAGCTTGCCCGCATCGGTGTACCGCCCGGCCGTGTCCACACCGACGAAGCCAGCAAGGTCGAGGGGCTGACCCTCGCCCGCAACGCCGTGGTGGATGGCCGGGTCAACGGGCCTTCGGACCTCGCCGAGGAGTGCGATGACCTGGCGAAGGACGAGCGCGGCAACTGGGTGGGCCGGAAAGACCTGCTCATGGCGCTCGGGTTCGCATTGATTCGCATCCGCCAGCACCCATGGCAGCCGCCACCGGAGCCCCGTCGACAGGGCTATGTGGACATCGAGGCCATGCTTGCGCCAGAGGGGTCGGAGTGGTGAGCCGAGTTGACATAACAAGTTGACATCGCGATTATGGGCTCTGCAGGCGCCGTGTGGGCGCCATGGAGGTTCCCATGCCCGCTGTCGTTGGTGCTGACAACAAGCCCGTCCCTGCTGCGTTTTCCGCGCGCCCTTGCCTTGCGTCGCTGCAGCAGGCTGCTGCGATCGCGCTGACCACGCCCACCGCCGCGACCACAATCACCGACGCCGACGGCTGGGCTGCGGGGGTGCGCCAGGTTGACGTCAGCGACGGCGGCATCACCGTCTCAGCCACCGCCGGCACGTTCACCATCGGCAAGGCCGGCCTCTACCGCGTGAAGTACACCCAGAGCGAGATCACCGTGGTCAACGGGCAGGTGCTGACCGCCGAGGTCTACGTCGGCTCGACCGCGTCCAAGGGCATCTGCAAGACGACCCAGCTCACCGCCGCCCCGTGCGTGCTGGCTGGCGAAGTTCTGCTTTCGCTTGCCGTCGGCGACATCGTCACCCTGAAGATCATCGCCTCCACCGGCAACTACACCAGCGCTCAGGGCGCGATCATCGTCGAGGAGGTCTGAGATGGCTGGCAAGGGAAAGTCCGAAAGCGCCGGCACTGGCGTCAGTGCCGCCCAGCTCGCTGAGCGCTCGCAGCTCCGCCTGGTGCGCGAGATCGTCGCCAACCCCAAGGCGGCCGATGACGACCTCATCGTCACCACCGTCGACCCCAACGGCATCGCCGTCGGCGGCACGTTCACCCTCGCGGTCAGCAAGCTGCGCCAGCCCCGGCGCGTCACGATGACCCTCAACGACGACGACGGTGGTGGCGGCCTGTCCATCACGGCGCGCGTCGTGGGCCAGCGCAACGGTGTCCAGATCGCTGAGACGCTGACCGCGACGTCGACGGACACCAACGACCTCACGGTCACGTCGTCCGCCTACTTCGAGGACATCGAGTCCATCACCCTCGTCGCGAAGACGGCCGACGCGGGCGACGATGTGACCTTCGGCATCGATGGCGGCGGCTTCGGCCTCGCCCACCCGATCGACCGCCTCGAGGACGTGCTGGCCATCTGGAAGGTCGACAGCGGCACCGAAGGCGCAGTGATCGCCGTGTCGACCAGTTCTGTCGACGTCGACAACTTCGCCATCAAGGGCCAGACCCTGGCGGCGACGAACCTGTGGGAGATCGAATATCTCCGCAGCGGTTCGCGTGACGGCTTCGGCAACGGGGGTCGCTTCTGATGTCTGACGCTGTCGCCACCACTTCCGCTCCTGCGCCTTCGGCGCCGGCGACGTCCGCAGATGCGGACAGCGTCAGCGTTGGCGCGCGTTCCCATCAACCGCCGTCTCGTGGGGCCCGCTCTGCTCGTGAGACGGGCGAGGCCCCCGCGCGGCGTGACCCGACGGCGCCCCCGAAGCGCCGCGAGCCCCCGCCTCCCCGCACGCGCGAAAAGGCCGAGACGCCGCTGACCGAGGAGTTCCGCAAGGGGCTTGAGGCCAAGGCGGACGACGCCACCGGCGAGGAATCCCCCGCCGTCGAGGCCGTCGAGGAGGCGCTCGAGGCCAAGACCGGCGAGGAGGCCGAGAAGCCCGGCGAGGAAGCCAAGCCCGTCGACGAGGCCGTGAAGGTCGAGGTCGAGAAGTTCAAGACCCAGATCGCGGAGAAGACGCAGGCCGTCCTTCGCGAGCACGCCGCGATGACCCGCAAGGTCGAATGGCTGATGCAGGCCATCGAAGAGGCCGGCCTCGAGATCGACCCGCAGGCCCTCGAGCTGTTCGACCTCAAGACCGAGAAGGAACTCGGCGCGGATTTCGCGAAGAAGCAGGCTGAGCAGACCGAGGCCCAGCGCAAGGCCGAGCACGACAAGGCCGTGGCTGCAGAGGTCAGCAAGATCAACGGCCAGATCTCCGCGAAGGCGAAGGAAGCCAAGATCCCCGAGGCCGACCTCAAGGCACGGTGGGCCGTCATGGTCCGCCTGTGGCAGCAGCAGGGCGGCAAGGGCGACGAGCCCACACTCGACGACGCCGTGTTTGAGATTCAGGCCGTGTCCAACGCGCGCCAGGTCAAGGCGTCCACTTCCGCCCCTGCTCTGGTCAAGAGCAAGGGCCCCACCAGCGCGGTGAAGCCGCGCTACGAAAACACCCACGACGGCTGGCGCCGTCATCTTCGGTCGCAGGGTTTCGCTGACTGACCGTTGCAGGAGCAGAGCAGATGTCTGGTTTTTCCCGCGCAGCTCTCGTCGACCTCCTCGCGGAGTACGGCCGAGACACCCTCATCGAGCAGGGCGACTTCTCGACGGCGATCATGGACTTCGGCCAGATCCCCGGCGTCGACAAGAAGGACCCCGCCAAGGTCTTTGACAAAGTCCCCGGCAAGCGCCCGGTCGGCCGCGTCAACCCGATCCTCGGTGGCCTCGCCTCGGGCGGCTTCACCAAGGGCGGCGCCACCCGTCGCGCGGCTGCCTCGAGCAGCCCGAAGGCCGGCACCTACCAGCACGCGATGCTGGAGCAGGATGTCGACTTCGACGAGGACATCGTGCGCCTCGGTGACGTCGACGGCGGCATCGAATCGGTGATGAGCCAGCTCAAGATCGCCGGCACCAGCGCCGCTCGCCTCGTCGAGCGCGCGTTCATCGGTCACGAGCTGTCGACCTGCAATGAGGTCGAGGCCATCGGGTCCAACAAGACCGTCAACGTCAACGTCGTGGCGGGCCTCCGTCCCAACATGCTGGTGGACCGCTACGCCAGCAACGGCACCTCACTGGTGCAGGCCGGGATGAAGATCACCGCCGTGACCGACAACGGCGACGGCACCGGCACCGCGACCTTCGAGACGCTGTCGGCCGCCACGGCCGTCGGTGAGCGTCTGTTCCTCGCGGGCTCGGGCGGCGCCGGCCACCCGTACAACGCGGACCCGCTCCGCTGCGTCAACCTGCAGGACGTCACCGCGCAGAGCACGATCCTCTACTCGGGCCTCGCGCTCGCCGACCAGCCGGCCGGCGTCCTCGAGACGGGTGAGTCCTCGTGGAGCAACCGCGCGGGCAAGCGCATCATGGCCCGGTGCATGGTGAACGTCGGCGAGAAGCCGACGCACATCCTCGTCCACCCGTACCAGGCGCAGGAGATCTACGAGTCGCAGAACCAGACCTTGCAGTTCCGCAGCGGCGACACCCTCGACGTCTACGGGCCCCGCATGACCTTCGACGGCGCCGAGGTCATCGAGTGCAACAACCAGAACGAGGACCGGATCGACTTCATCAACGCGCGCGCGCACGCGATGCAGGTCCACGAGTTCTGGGGCTTCAGCCCCATCGACGGCAACGGCAAGAACGGCCGTTGGGCCAAGGAAAGCCTGCAGCTCATGCACGACCGCCACAGCCTGACGCTGTTCCTGAACGGCGCCTACAACCTGCGCGTCACCCGCCGCGACGCCCATGGCGCCATGACGGGCCTCGACGTCACGCCCTGACGTGAGGTAGGGTAGAGCCCATGCGCGAAGTATCCCCCGCCGAGGTCGAGAGACAGATTCAGCGTGAGGGTGCCCGCCATGGGCTCTATCCCGTGATGGCAGATGACCGCTCCTGCTGCCATGTCGGCCAGCGGGAGCGGTTTCTCGTCGATGGGCCCGTGATGAGCACCATCGTCGAGAAGATCACGCCCATCTGCAGCGTGACGATGCAGGCGCCGCTGTCGAACGTGTGGAAGTCGCGCGTCCAACGGCACGAATGGAGCCGGACGAAGGTCTACCGCGAGGCTCTGGCCCGCCGGAAGGCTGCAGAACGCGCCGTGCTCGAGCAGAATCACCGCGATCGCGTGCGTGAACTGGCTCGGCTGCAGCGCATCTACGGCAAAGGCGACCTGATGGAGGCCGCGCGCCTCGCGTTTCGGCACAAGTTGGCCCGTGGAGGTGCGTGATGGCTGGTTTGACGCTGGCGCAAGCCCGGACGAGGGTCGCCGACCTGCTCGACGACCCAAACCATGTGAGATTCACACACGGGGTCATCGACGTCAGCCTGCAGGCTGCGCTTTCGGCGTGCCTTTCTGACGCTGTGAGCGCCGGCTGTGACGTCTTCAACGTCGAGGTCAGCGCCACCACCACGTCGGGCGGGCTCGCGACGCTGACGGGCCCTCTGCTGCGCGTGGCGACGGTCCAGGTGTCCACCGGGAGCGGTGCTTACTACACGGTGGCGCCCCTCACGCGCGAAGATCGGCGCATCCTCGAGCAGTCCGCGCGCGACCTCGTCGTCGAGGTGGTGAAGGACTACCATATTCCGACGACGACAACCCACCCGCTCGTCGGCGAAGGCGCCACGGCTGCCGCGACGTGGCCGGCGTTTGACCAGTGGGTGTGTGTCGAGGCTGCCGCCCTCTGTGGCGTCATGGACAACGACAAGCGGGCGGGCCTCGATCGCATGCGCGAGAGCTTCCGCGCGTCAGTCATGGCCCGCATCAACACCCCCTTCTCTCGCCCGCTGCCCGACGCCGAGGTGGCGCTCGCGTGGCCGTCGTGGTGGGACCGGCTGGGCTACATCTACACGCCGCATCCGACGTCGCCGACGATCCAGCTTGCGGCGAAGGATAGCGCGTGGGCCTGAGTGGTCCGATCCAGTCGCCTTTTCCGCGCCGGTTCCGTGCGCGTGGTGTGCTGTCGCCGCTGGGCTCTGCGACGGTATTCCGCGAGGTGCGCAACGAGGACGAGCTCCGACAGGCGCTCACTCCGCTGGACACCGGCACGATTGCGCAGCTTGTCGCCAACACGGGCCGGCGCATCGTCATCGCGGCGCCCATCACGCTGAAGTCGCCCATCGAGATCGACGAGTCGCTACCCGGAACCATCATCGAGAGCCATGGCAAGCTGCCGGTCTTCTGCGGCGCCGACGGCATCGATGCCTTCGTCGTGCGGGCGCCGTTTGTCACCATCCGCAACCTGCTGATTTCGTCGCCTGACGTCACCGGCAACGCCAGCACGCTCAACTACCGCAACGCCATCACGCTCAAGGTCGGCGCCGACAACGCGCGAATCATCGACGTCGACACGTTCGGTTGTACGTCGCTGGTGGTGGGCGATGCCGGCTGCAACGACGGTATGGTGCGCGGCTGCACGGTGCTGGTCACGTCGGGGGACAATGGCCCGGCTATTCAGATCGACGGCACCGGCTGGCGCATCATGGGCAACATCCTCGACGGCAGCGGCACAGGTCTGGCTGTCGAGGGGCTGTCAAACAGTGGGTGCTGCGCCATCATCGGCAACGACTGCAACGGCGACGGCATCGACACGTCGTCGTCTGCCGGGTCCAACACCGTCAGCGGCAACACCGACGCTGGGACGGTGACCGCGCACGGCACCGACGACACGATCGGCGGCAACACATGACCATCAAGAGCATCATGCCGGCGGTCACTGGCAGCACGTCGACCTTTGTCAGGTCCGACGGCACGGCTGCGACACCAGGTGGCGGCGGTGGTGGCGCAGTCGACAGCGTCAACGGTCAGACCGGCGTGGTCGTCCTCGACGCGGCGGACGTGGGCGTCATCTACGGCACCGCGACCGCCACGTTCTCCGGCGGCGCCGACTCCGTCACGGTGTCCGTCGTCGACGCTGGCGTCTCGGCTGGCTCGCGCATCGTTCCTTCCATCGCGATGGGCTCGCGCGACGCTGACGAGATGGAGATGGCGCCCGTCGCGGTGGCTGTCGGAACGATCACGGCTGGTGTAGGCTTCACCATCATCGCGGTCAGCCTCGACGGCGACGCCGAAGGCGCGTATCAGATCAACTACACGAGGGACTGACCCATGGCGCAGATTTCCACTGGCTCCAGCACCGCAGGCAAGGCCAACGTCGACGCGGGCTTCAACCTCAACGTCACACTGCCCACCGACGACGCGCGCACCGGCAAGGCGCGCATGATGTCGGAGAACGACCCCGGCACCATCACGGGGAGCGCCTACCTCAAGAGCCCCGAGACGTCGCCCGATTTCCGGTTGCGCGTCGGCGTCGACAACGTCTTCTTCGACGACAGCTTCAACGCCTCGGCGCAGAACACGTCGCTGTGGGCGTACACGTTCAACACGCTGACGGCTGCGCAGCCCGGCGCCGGCACGGTCAACTTCAGCGCGGTGCAGGGCACCACGTCGGCGCACGGCGCCTTCATGCGGACGTGGCAGTATTTCCCGCTCGTCAACACGGCGCCGCTTGCGGTCGAGTTCATGGGCGGCATGTTCAACGCGGCCCTCGTCGCCAATGAGGTGTGGCTCGCGGGCCTCGGCCTGCCCACCGCTGCCACGACGCGCCCCACCGACGGCGTCTGGTTCCGCTTGACGACGGCGGGCCTTGAAGGCGTGCTCGCGTTCAACGGCGTGGAAACGTCCAGCGTGCTGCTTCCGTTCGGCTCAATCGTCGTCGGCCAGATGGGCAAGTACGTTATCATCGTCGGCGAGCGTGACGTCGAGTTTTGGCGTGATGATGTGTTCCTCGGTTCCGTCAACATCCCGACGGGCAACGCGGTGCCGTTCCTCGGCGCGTCTCAGCCCGTCTTCCTGATGAAATACAACACGGGCGCCGTCGCCAACACGAACACGATGCGCGTGGCGCGTGTCGGCGTGTCGCTCCTCGACGTCAGCGCCAACCGCCCGGCTCCCGTCGTCGCGTCGGCGCAGGGACGCATCGCCAACATGGGTCAGAACGGCGGCACGATGGGCAGCA